CATTTTGTTTACCTACGAAACTTCTACCTTGAGCAGTAGAAAAAAATTTTCTAAATCTTAATAAATCATCCTCTCTAGCTGGGGTAATTAATGAACCACCTCTAAACCATCCTATTCCCCCAGTGTTAGCTAAATCTACTACACTATCAACTGGTTGTTTTCTTATAAATGGTTGTTGGGTAGAACCTCCCCCTGGTAAATCTTTACCATATCTAATCTGGGTAAATCGAGTCCCAGTAGAGTCAAATTTACTAAAGATTCCCATTTAATAAATTTATTTTAACCTCCGAATGTGCCTCCGTTTTCAGGATTTTTATATACTGAAGGTGTTATACCTTTCAAACTTAATTTTGAAGGTTGTGTACTAATTCTTTGTAATGTAGGTTCATTATTGATAGAATATGTATCATGTAATTTTGATATATCCTTTGCACCTTCCATTTGATCAATATTAGCACCATTTGCCTTACTTAATTGTGATCCTTGTGATGTTAATTTATCTAGTATTCCCATGGTTTTTTTATTATAAATATTAATTAACTAATTCTCGTATCTACCGAGGCAGCTTCACCAACGGCAGTTCCATTCATTCTAATAATGGTATTTTTATTTGCATTTGCAGATAGTAATTTATTAGTGTTTCTAATTTCACTAACAACATCTTCTCCTACAACTGATTGGAAACCACCTCTAACTGCTCCTCTTGCGGTAGCTGTACCTTCAATTATTTCACCAGCTAATGGTGCAATTAATCTATTAGTACTTTCTGCAAAAGCAGCTATACTTTCTGCAATTGGTAATAATATAGTTCCAATATTAACAAATAAATCTTGAATTCTTTCTGTAGCAGCGCTAAGTCTTTCTTGAGCTGAGGTTCTATCTCTTAATTCAATTAAATCTTCTCTACCTAAAGCAACTAATTCGGCTCTAGTTTTTTCTTGTGCTTCTTGTAATAATAAAGCTTCAGCTAATTCCTCTCTCTGTAAACCTAAACTATTAGCTAAGGCATCTTGAGCAATTCTATTTAAATTTCCAAATTCAGCTGCACTAATATTTTGTTTAGTAATTTCTTCTGCCACTGTTGCAATATCATTATTTAAAGCTGCTGCTCTTGCTCTTTCTAAATTTAATTGTCTACCAGTTAATAATTCAGCTTGAAATTCATTTGCTATACTAGTTTCAATATCCAATAAACTTTCAGATATTTTTTCAACAGCATTTAATTCTACACCTAATTCTCTTGCATTTTCAACAGCTTCAGCTAAAGCATCTACATTTCCTCTATTAGATAATAAAGTTGCCTTAGAGATTTGAGATATTTCTCTTAAAATTTGTTCCTGTGAGGTTTGGATACCTTTTTGTTCTTGTAATGCTCTTGCGGTCACTAACGCATCCCCAGTAATGTTATCAATTGATTCCCCAGTTAATACCGAAATATCAAAGAATGCTTTTGCTTCCTCCGCCGTTAATTTAGTCTGATTTGTTAATTTAGTAAAATCAGTTAAGGTTTCACTTGATAAGTTAGCAATAAAACCTAATTGTTTATTTATTTCAGCAAAAGAACCAAATAATCTACCAGCGGTTATATTTAAATTTTCAGAAGCATTAGCTATTTGATTAAAATTGGAGAATAATTCGGCAGCTTCCGCATTGGTTAAATTTAAGCCTTTACTTATATTGGTAAACCTATCATCTAATTGTAAAGCAATTTTAGCTACAGCTCCTAATCCAGCAGTAACTAAACCTGCTGGTGTTCCAAAAAATCTATTAGCTACTTGTCCTGCATCTTTTAATCTACCAGTTAATGTTTTTTGAGAATCTGAAGATGATTCTGCAGCATTAGTTAAATTATCAAAAGCTTCTGATACTTGTTTGGAAAACTCAGTTACTTCATCATTATTTTTTTCAGCAATATTTGCTTGTGTTCGTTGAAAAATTAAAGCTAATTCTTTTGCTTTAGATAGTTTTTGATTAAATTGGCCTTGAGTTATATCGCCATTTTTTAATAATTCAAATGCTACTTCTAATTTTGATGTAAGATTTGTTACAGCATCAGCTGAAAAACCAAATTCGTTTTTAAAAGATTCTGCTGATCCTTGGAATTCATTTAATTTTCTTTGTAATTCCTCACTAGCACCCAATAAAGCTCCTAAATCTTCGTTTAAAGCCACAGTTATATTTTGTTATAAATATTGAAGATAGATTTTATTTAGCCGAGAATTTTTTTGCTTTCTTTAAAAACGAAGGTAATTTAACATTCCCGTCTGAATCTATAACTGTTTTTTCATCAGAAGGTTTATTGGCATTTTTAATAGCATCATTTTCTTTTTGATAATGCTCTAAAATTTTATTGTGCGTATATTTTCTTAACCATATAGGTAAATTATATGCTGTATCCCAGTCATACCCACCTTTACCATAAAATACTATTTCGTGAATTTGATCAAATACTATTCTTCTTAAATCAGAAGGCGAGGGAAGGGTAAAAAAAGCTAACACCAATTGGGATGTTGACTCTAGGGCTTTTAGGTGAGGGGGAAAAAGTCAGATCAATGTCTGGTGTTACTTTAAAAATTTCGTCTCTTAGTGCTCTAACATCTTGGGACAGAAAGGCTGAATCTACAAAATCCCTGATTGTTGCAGGTTTTGTATCTCCATTCACTGACGTAATTATGTATTTAAATCTAGTTGTTGTAGATGGATTATCATCTTTTTTAATTTTTTGTAACCCTTTTATTTCCTCTACTATTTGCTGTTCTGTTGAGTGATCTAATATCTTCCAGGTAACTTTATTTTTAGATAAAGGGAGTTCAAATTCAAATTCATTTACCCCATCTTTAAATAAAGTCATGTCAGTTTTTTTAGTATCCAATTTACTTAAATCAATGGAGGTTTCTTTACCTTGATACATGAATTTGTATTCTTTACCGTAACCTAAAATTCTAGCTGCAATCATTATGGCATTTTTATCACAAACTAGTAAAGTGTTGTAATCTACTGATTTATCTACTATTAATGACTGTAATAATTTATCAATCACTATACCTTTAGTAATGTAAGATTGGTTAGATAGAATATCTTCTTCCCTAGCAGTCATGTACTTCATTTCAACCTTGCCACTAGAAAGAGGATTGTCTTTAGGATATAAAAGTCCCATTGATGGGAGATCTATAACTTCAGTTGGTAAATTAAATTTGTTCATTTAATAACTTGTTGTCAATAAATATCAAGATAAAAAGAGGTCTGACAAAAGCCAAACCTCTTTTAATAAAAGTTTCTTTATTTTAGAAATTCAATACTGCGTAATCAATAGATAGTGTTAAATTGATTTCTTGAGCAGCTGCTGTTTCGTCCCAGCTAAAATCTCCAAAATCTGCACTAGTAATGAAAGCACCTTGTAATACCCATTCTGAAACAACATCACCTACAGGTCCAATTACGTCAATAGTTACATTTTTCTTGTAGAAATCAGAATAACCATCTCTACCTGTAACTGATTCGTGGTGTAATCTAACCCATTCCATTACTGCTTGAGCACCACTTGGAGTGATTGGATCAAATAATGTCATACTTACATCCTGCCATATAGACTTACCTTTAACTTTTCTTAACACGTTGATATGGTTTAAGGTAACTACCTCTTGATTTAAAGATACACCACCAATTGCCTTGATTGTGTAAGAAGGTATCCCGTCTAGATACATTATAAACCTATTTTTCTGTTTAGGTTCAAATGCTGTAAAAAATATTTCGTTCGGATCTAATACTGCCATTTTATTTTATTATAAATATTAATCATTCAAATCTATTAACTAGGGAAAGTAGCTCCAGTTGGTAATACATTGAAATCTAGTATTATAAACTCAGCTGTTCTAGTTGGTTGAATAAATATTTGTCCTATTAATTCATTTCTATCTATAACATCTGGAGTGTTATTACTATCATCCATTACTACTTTATAAGCATACAATCCTTGTTGTTGTTGTACAGTTGATAAATAAGGGTTAACTTGATTTAAGAAATTGTTTCTTGTTGCTGCTGTATTTTGTTCAAATACTAATTGATCAGCTACTTGTGAAATAAATTCCTTAAGTGTAATTAATAATCTTCTTACATTAACTCTATCTAAAGCACTTGGTCTTTTCTGTAATGTTTTCTGACCAAATACCACATTACCTGTGTTAGGGAATGTTGCAATTGGGTTAACATTTCCTGTATATAAATCATCTCTATTTCCTGATGATAATCTTCTAGCTGGTCTTACAACAGTAGGTAAAGCACCTCTATTTAAACCTGCTGGTGCGAACCATGGATCAGATGAAGCATCAGTAAATGCATAAACTGAAGGTATCATTGCACTAGCTGGAACCCAAACTACGTTAGCTGTATCTGGATCAACTGTTTGTAACCATGGATAATAAGTAGCTGAGTAGCTATTATCAAAGTTAGCTGCATTATCTATTACAGTTGTAATTTCTGCATTATAGAATCCAGTGTCAATTACTGCAATTGCATCTCCTCTAACTATTGTGTTATTAACCATGTTAACCACTTGTGTATTTGCTCCAC